TTTAGCTACTCCTGCTGCCATTGCCAAAACATCCAAGATCCAAACAGTGGTTTCGCTTGGAGTAAGGTCAATTCTAGGAGCATCTGGCTTTATTAGCTCATCTGGAGCGAATACGAAATGCTTGCCTTGCCACTTAGGATTATCCTTTAGACTTACAGGAAACAAATCATCAGGGATCGCAACAATCTTTGGGTCCTTGATGGTTTCAGGGGTCAAAAGACTATCCGTAGTGACAACAGACATTCCATCAAGCTCTGACTCGCTTACGAACTTGCAACTTGGCATCAATGCTAGAACAGCTAGCATCGCTAAAATCATGAACTTCTTCATACTTGAACTTCCTTATTAAACCGTTTCTCACCCATATCATCATCCTTAGGTGATGAGGGTGCAACACCAGTGGTATCCAAAGACACTCTTAGATACTCCACTAGCCTCTTCCCTTCGTCGTATTCCCCAATTTGAACATTACCATGAATGTCGTGGAGAACTTCCATCCAAATCTTAATTTCCCGATCAGACCCTGCTGGGGTCTTCTTGATACGGAAAGTAGATTGATCGTAGTTGTTGAACTCACCGCTCTTCCCAAGCTCAAGAACAAAATCATTACCCTTCTTTAAAGAAAGGATGTTAGTATTCTCTGGATCGGATTCATCCAACATATCTAGATTGAATAGACCGTCAAGAACCTTCTTAAAGACCTTTTGACCGGTAGAAAGAATTTTGACAGCACCTGCAACATCATCACTCTTAGATTCAAGGTGACGACGATCAATTACGTTCATATAATAACGTGGAGTTCCCTTGATCTTAGTGGCAAGGTCACCGAACTTGCTCTTGGTCTTTGGAGCCAAGCCAAGCTCCTTGTGCATCTTCCAAAGCTCAAAGTAGAAATCACAAACTGGGCAAGACTCGTTTTGCGTCTTGCGGCAGAAGTAGTTCTTAAGCTTACCTTCTTCATCAGTATAACGATGGATGACGGCCTCTGCATAGAAAGTCTTGCTATCATCCTTCCAAGGAAGGATACGGATAGTATTCTTCCCAGGCTCTACCTTAAGATACTTCTCGCCACCCTCATTAGATCCAGCATAGACCTTGCCCTTGAGGAGTTCTTCATGCTTCTTGCGTAATTCATTTAGGTTCATAGTTTTTCTCTTTTTTTATTAATTGTAAAGTTTTGTTTCTGATCGTAAATTCGCACTAAGTTGGATCAACATATCTTTCTTATGCTCCAACATAGAGCAAATGGCCTTTAAATATCCGTAAATTTCTTCTTGGTAAATCAGATCTGATTTAAGTTTGATGTATTCTTCGTTAGACTGAACGTAATCTTCCAAGTAGGATGCAGTTGCTTTAGCACCCTTACTCTTGTTATTCAGTAGCTCATTATTCTTGGTAAGAGAATACATAGCTTGGTTATGGTTAACCATAAGGTCTACCTTACGCTTCTGCCAAATCAGAAGCCCATGATAATAAGAGTAGACTGTGGTATGTCTTGCTAACTCAGAAGGCAAAGCATCCTTGTCGATGCTTGCGAGCTTGTTATGGATTTCTAGATACTTATCAATATCTAGATCCTTAAGTTGATCTTTTGGTAGGTAATACATAAGCTTATTATAGCATGGGTTGGCTTGGAATCAAGCCCCAAGTTAAAAATTTCACCCTGAGGCATCCTGGCTGGCCAACTCAGCCTCTGATACTTCTTCCATGGTAAGGTTAGTATAATTTACTGAAGCACTAATTCTGTAGTGCTGCTTTGCATCTCTAGCCTTAACTACATAGACTCGCATCCGACCCTTCTCATATTCCTCCTCGGTTTGATTCAAGGAGATTGCCCAATCGGCAGGGCGGATCTTACCATAAGAATCACCTAGTTCTGCATCAGTAATAGTAGCTACCTTCTTACCGCTTCTATTAGTTTGGGTTGCGGTCCAAACTAGCAGATTGTGCTCCATTGCCAATCCACGAAGTTCTTGCGCGATTCTTTCCTGCGCCATGTATTCGGCATCAATCTGACGATTTGGGCGTAGAAGTTCAAGATAGTCTACAATCAGAATCTCAGGAACGAAATCATGGTGTAGCTTTAGCTGAACTAGTAAAGCTCGGATCTGATTCACGTTAAGTTGTCCCACTGGGAACTCTTTAATAATCAGTTGAGCACCATCAAACCTTTTCTGGACTTGTGAGAGTCTCTCCTTTAGTAGTGGGTAGGTTGCCTTATCCTTAAGCTTGTGGTTTGGCACCAAAGTAAGGATGGAGTCGAATCTCTGAGCAATCTTATCTTCAGCCATCTCCAGGGAGATGTATAGCACTTTCTTGTTTTCCTTAAGAGCAATCGCACCTTGATTAACAAGGTAGAGTGACTTACCTACACCAGGAGGTGCAATAACTATCGCAAGTTCCTTGGAGTTCAGTCCACCATCTAAGAAGTTGTTAAACGTGTTGAACACAGTCTTATACTTCTTTTTCTGCTTGTCATCAAACAAGCGATGGAATCTATTATCTACGTCCTGGAAGTATAGCTGTCCCACGTTTACTTCGCGGGAGACCAACATCGCTTCACGAACCTTCTCCTCAATCTCAGAAATGCGATTCTCCTTGAGGAGAACTACGCTCTCCTTGATTGCTTGGGAGATGGCTTGCTTACGTGCAAAGTCCTCTACGAGATCGAGAACGAACTCTCTATTCTCATTTACAGAAGGGTCAATGTTATTGATCTGCTCAATATCATCCTCATACTCAGAAAGTAGTTGACCCTTAGGAAGATTCTTCTTGATATCCTCCAGAAGAATTTCATCAGGTGGTATTACCTTATATTTATCGTAATGTGCTTTTACGCGATCAAAGATAAATGCATAGGATGGAAACTCAAAATACTCAGATTTGATAAGACTTGAGATTTGAGAATAAAAATCCTTATCGTGTTTGACAAGATAAAGGATACCACGCTGAATGTTATCTGAAAAAGAATAGCTCATTTTGATGATTGAGAGTTATTGGACCTACCTACGTTGAATTTCTTATTATTTCCTACAGTTTTTACTACTTGTTCTTTTCTTGCTTTCTCTGCACTAGCAACTTGATCCGAAGACATTGGCTTCGCCAAACCATTTTTAACCATGTAATCCATGTCAGGTGTCACACGTTTATAGTGTGCGGCACCACCTGAACCTTCAATTCTTTTCTTACTTGATTCAATAGAACTTTGATAGAATTTATGTGCCTGATCTTTATTATACCCTTCTTGGTCAAACTTACTTACCCTTCGTCTAATTTGATCGTCAGATTTTTGAGTCCAACCATAACCAGTATATCGTTGTGTAGCCCATTTGCCACAAGAATGTTTTCTTCTTTTTGGAGAAGATTTAGCTTTCACCATAAATTCTTCATTACAGTGTTCGCAATAAAGGGGGTAACACTTTTTAGTGTTACCCCCGAATCTAGGATCATGAACAATACCTTTATATTTCATTACCATAATTAGCTCCCGCAGCTATTATCACCGATTCTGCATACCTCGGCTGACGCAGCTTCAGTAGCAACAGTCTTGATAACCGGCTTTGCATACTTCTCAATGTTCTCTTCAGTGAGAGGAATAGCCTGCAATGGTTCCATTCCCTTGGAGCCAGCACGATAAACCGTTAGACCCTTTAGATATGGGGCATACTGCAATGCAACCTTGGAAATCTCTTCCCATTGAGCAGTATTTGGTAGGTTGATCGTCTTGCTGATCGCATTATCAATATAACGCTGGATCGTAGCTTGGACCTTCATATGCTCCTCGGGGGTTACATCATAGGCTCCAACGAATAAACCTAGGTCTTTTCCTTGCTCTAAATATTCCTTGAAGAGGGGGTCCAATACAACTTGTTCTGCCCAAGTGTTAGCTACACGGTATCTACGCATATACATAGCAGCAAAGATTGGTTCGATTCCACTTGAAACACCGTGAACCATTGAGATGGTTCCGGTTGGTGGAACCGTCAACATAACTGCATTACGAATACCATGCTCACGAATCATCATTCTGATTCTAGCAGGTAGCGTTCTAGCAAAGCTCTCTTGCAGGTAGAGCTTGGCGTTGAACGCAGGGAATGGAGCCTTATCACGAGCTAGGTATACTGAAGTCTTGTAAGCCTCATCACGAATCGTTGCAAAGAGTCTATCAAGGAACTCTAAGCACTTCTCGGAACCATACTTAATTCCTAGCTTGATGAACATGTAGTGCATACCTAGAACACCTAGACCAACTCGGCGTGATCTCTGTCCGACTTCATCGCACTCTGGAATCGGATAATGGTTTACCGTTAAGACGTTATCCAAGAATCGGATACCAAGTCTTACGGTGTTGGCCAACTTCTTCCAATCGAACTCCCCGTTATCATCTACCATGTTGGCAAGGTTGATATTGCCTAGGCAGCAGTTTCCGTATGGGGGTAGAGTAATCTCACCACATGGATTTGTAGCGTTCATACGTTCAAAGTATGAAACGTTAGTATAGTTGTTGGCTAGATCAATATTGAAGATACCTGGATCGCCAGACTTAACTGAGTTCTCCCAAATCTTATTCCACAGATCAAGAGCCTTGAACTTTATTTCCTTAACATCCTCAAACGTATCGTTGAAGTGCTTGAGTTGATGAAGCTTAACTCTCTCTATAGCATCCTGTGGATCTAGAGCTACAGTGGTAACTTGCTCACGTTCTCCCGTTGGTGATACACGAGTCATCTCATAAGTAAAATACTTACGGTTGTTGAACGTGAAGTACCAATCTTCATCATTCTCACAAGCCTGAATGAATCTATCAGTAATCGCTACTGAAATATTGAAGTTGGTTAGCTCACCAAGATCTAGCTTAACCTTAAGGAAC